GCACTCTATCTGCCATTCGTCATGTACATTAGCTACGAACTTAGCATCCCAACCGTGTTTAGTTATCTTATCGTCCAATATAATTAAAGCTTTCTTCATTACGATTGCTCCTGCACCCTGTAGCAAGGTGTTCAAGGCGGCATGTTCTGATCGAACAGTAAGCCTCCGTCCGTCTAGTGCTTTAATGAATCCGCTTTTAGCTTCTCTTTGTACTCTGTCTGTAAGCTTTTTAAATGCAGGGAGATTATCAAAGAAGCGTTGTCTAAGTCCTTTCCCAACCGCTCTACCTCGTCCAACCACAGACCCAAGCTTTGCATCTCCGGCTCCGTAAAGTAGCGCATAGATGAAAGTCTTTGCCTGATCTCTTGATTCAATTTCAGCAAGGCGTTGATTAGTGGTGTGTATGTCTCCGTTAAGGATTTCATTAGTATAGCCCTCGTCATTTAATTCATGTGCCAACATCCTAAGTTCCAACCCACTTGCGTCAATCCCCACAAGTCTATAGTTTTCAGGTACTGTCCAACAAGCACGACAGTCTTCACCATAGGGCGAGGTACTGCTTGGAATCTGTGCCATGTTAGGATGTGAGTGTGTCATGCGTGAAGTCACTGCGCCGTTAGGATTAACATAGCCGTGTACTCTGCCTGTCTCTTCGTCAAGTTCCTTGATCCAACTCTTAGTTTGAGCCAAGCGTTTCTGTAACATAAGGTACTTTGCAATCAGAGCGGCCTGTGGAATACCCTTAACTCTATTTAAAGTTGACTCATCTACAATAGGTTGACCTGTAGGTGTGTGCTTCTGAGGCTTCCAACCAAAACGAATTAGGTACTCGCCGATCTGTTTACGTGAGCCTAAGTTAAAAGGTGTTTCAGTTTTACGTGCGATGGGCTTAGAGTCCATGTCACAAAGTATACGTTCATACTCATCGTCTGTTAGCCGTGTGCCTTTGCCATGTTGGTCGGTTGCTGTCTTGGCTACTGCGCCTGTCGCTGTGTACTTGGGTGTTAGTATCTGAGTAGTAACTACAGGCCGGAACTCTTCCTGAACCTCTTGCTCTAAGTCGTGTAGCTTAGTTTCAAACATAGCCATCAAGCCCATAACTTTCTCAACGTCTAACACAAAACCGTTGGTACGCTGTTGATCTATGATCTTAGCTACGCCATGTTCTATCTGTACTGACTGCGGTGTGAACCCACGGCTCTCAAGTTTCAGAGCTTCATATACTTTAGTATTAAGAAGCACATCGTTCTTGCAGTACTCTAACATCTCAGGTGTGTACGAACTCCAAGCGTCTTCTTGTTTTCCGAAGTCTCCTTTCTTGAAGCCCAACCTGTAGCCCCATCCTTCAAGGCCGTGGTTGCCTTCGCGTGTAGGGTTGAAGAGCCGTGACAGTACCAGTGTATCAACAATCTTCTTGTCGAATAGGTCTACTCCTGCAACCTTTTTAATAGCAGGAATGTCATAGCCGATAAGGTTGTGACCGATTAGTTTAGTTGCAGAAGAGAGCATAGCATAGCCCTCGTCTAGTTGAGTGTTGTCGAATGTAAATACGTCCATAGTATCTACGTCTTGAGCCACGATACAGTGTATCTGCGTGGGGTCTAAGCCGTCTGCTTCTATATCAAATACTAAGTTACTCATTCGCGTACTGCTCCTTTAAGCGTGTCTCTAGCTCTTTATCTTTCCAATCGTTATTGGGACTACGAGGATCTTTAAGCATCTCTTCGTAATACTCTTTAAGCACATCAAACTCTATTGCAACGCGAAGCCCTGCCATAGTAAAGTGCGCCCAATCAAGAATCCCAACTGGTCTAAAGCTTGTTTTGTTTTTAGCTATTACAAAGCCGTTAAAGATTGTACCCTGACGAGTGTAGCTTACCTCATAAACTAAGTCAGGGGCTGTCTTCCTAAGCTGTTGTAATGCGTTTTGTAAGGCGTAAGTTCCGTAAGGTGTCTTACTCATATGATCTCTCCATCAAACTGTGCTTCATCATAATCATCCATCTCTCTAAGCCGTCCTGTCTTGTTATCATACAAGAGGTGTGAGGCAACGCCAACATCTCCTGTGTATCTAGACTTTAACACTCTGACCTTGGTGGTAGATGCTTCTATCTGATCTTCTGATTGTTGGTTACGCTCCAAAGCAATCACGCAATCAGATAACTGAGCAATAGATTGTGACCCTCTGAGATGTGAAAGACCTGTCTCTATACCATTCTCATGTCCTCTATTCCCTTCTACCCTACGCAAGTGAGACACCAGTATCATACCACAGCCTGTCTCCTCAACCATTGTACGGAGCCTATGCATGATCTGGTCGATAGCTTTACGCTCATCATTCTCTACGCTAGAGAATAAAAGCATGTGAAGGTGATCGACTACAATCCATTTACAATCTAAACCGATGATCATGTAGCGTAGCTTACTGAAGATGTCTTCTAGATTATTAACACCGTGGTGTGCATGAATCCAGACCCGCCCTTCGTTGTCACCCATAAATACTTTCTTGTAGCAATCATCTAACTCTTTGTCAGTAAACTCAGCCTTAACACTATCAAGGTGAAGCTTAGCGTTAGCCTCCACTGCCATGATACCTTCGGCAGTACGTGACCAGTTCTCTTCGAGGGCTATGACACCCACGTTATCTTCTGTGTTGTTGATCAACCAGTGTTCAATCTCTCTGGTCACTGAAGACTTACCAAGACCTGTGCCACCTGTAAGAGTTACAAGCTCACCTGCTCTCATGCCTTCTAGCTTTTGATTAAGTCCACGCCAAGGATATGGTATGGATGTCTTCTTCTCTGACCGAAGCTTCTGGTATGCACCAAGCTGATCAGATAGATTCAATACACCAGAAGGCGTATAGATTTTAGCGTCCCAGAAAGAACTAACATAAGCAGCATGTCTACCCTGACGTAACATATCGTTAGCATCTTTGTAGTCTACAGGCAGTGTCATTATCTTAGCTTTCTTAGGTGTCAGTAGCTTTGCAATTGCTTGGGCTGCTTCCTTGCCTGCTTTGTCGTTATCAAAATTGATGACTACAGAATCAAAGGACTCTAGATACTCAAGACTATTCTTGACATCACGAACACCTCCCGCTGCTCCTGACTTTATAGATACAACAGGCCACTTACTCCCCATAAGTTCATAAGCAGCCATTGCATCACACTCGCCTTCTGTCAAAGTTATAAACTTACCACCTGCCTTGAACAGATTCTCTCCAAATAACCCTACCTCCTTTGAACTCCCTGTCCATGCAAAGTCCTTGTTAGCTTTACGAATTTTAGTTGCTGCTAATTCGTGTCCATTGAAGTAGGGATAGTAGTGTTTATCAATCTTACTGCCAACCATTGAAGCTTTGACACCGTACTTCTTAGCTGTAGCTAAGCTTATCTTGCGGTCAGTCAACTCTACAAAGGCGGCAGAAGAGGATAGTGGTGTAGGTATGTCGGACATTTTACTGTTCCTTTGATACACTTCAAAGTCCGTTACGGTATCGAGTTGTTGCACTTCCGATGTGCTGTTGTAGTCTTTAAAAAACTTGTTGCAGCTAAAGCAGTATGCAGAGCCATCATCATTGATAGCTGCTGCATCGCTTGAACCACAGTCGTGACACGGTTGATGCTTCTTAACAAAAGCCATTCGGCTTACTCCTCAGTTGCTTCAACTTCCTCTGTTGCTATCGCCTCTTCCGTGAGATGGTTAGTTTTAAGATCAGCAATAAGCTGAATCGTTGCGGCTTTCATTAAGCCCATAGTTATTGATGCTTCTGATAATGCTTTATCTGCTTGCATCAGGTGAGCTAAGATGTTGTTGCCCTCCGAAGAGAGCAACTCCGTATCGTAGTTCACTTCTTCTACTGTAATGATTCCCATTAAAGCTCATCCTCCATGCCACTGTCTAGTGCATCAAACTCTGAGCCATCAGGTGATCCAACTTCTACTAGATCAATAACCTGCATAGCTTGAAAGTCTAATCCCTTGAAGGTTGTACCCTTCCACTCAGATGTCCACTCCTTGTACTGAACTCTAACGCTAGAGCCATTACCTACACGGGCATCTAACTGATTCTTCTGTGCATCTACAAGCCGTGGAGCCTGTCGAATCATACCGTTAGGGCCGTTGACCTTACGCTTAATAACAATAGCGGGGCCTTCATCCATGTGTTTAATCTTGAATCCACGGGACTCAAAGTCTTCTGCGGTTGCATCATCTACAATAAGGTTAACCGAATACACTGGTTCAAATGTAGTATTAGGTGTAGTTACTGATGCCCAATATGCTGCGCCTTGTAAAATTGCCATGTTGATTTTCCTTTTTGGTTTTAAAAATGAATGTGGATTTTACCACAATTAATATTGGAATGCAACTTTATTTGTTGCCGTCCATATCTCCTTCCTTGACAAAGATACCATCTATCATCTTGCCCTTGCGATCCTTGA